CTGGAATTTCATTTCTCCAAAGACTTCTCCAGTTTCATGATCTACATCTTCCAATGTGTACCATGCTCCTGCTTGTTTAACCAATTTGAATTTCTTCATTAGGTTCAACCAACCACCGAAATTGTCAATACCACTATCATAATAGATTTCATAATCAATCTTACGATGTGGTGGACCCATACGGTTTTTAACTACCTGCACGCTTGTCTTGCTACCCACTACTTGTTCTGCACCATTAACTGTTGCTTTAATCTGACCGGTATTTTTTAATCGCAGTCTAACAGATGCATGGAAAGGAATTGCCTTACCACCCGATGTTGTCCACTGATCTCCAAATGACACGCCCATTTTAACTCTGAGTTGATTGGTGAATATTAAACAGATTCGTTCTCGAGCAATCCAATTTGTAACCTTACGCATTGCTTTAGACAGAATAATTGATTTGGAGGTTGCATAACCATCTTTGTCATATTCTGCTGCTAACTCAATTTTTGTAGATGCACCCATTATAGAGTCTACTACAATAGTTACCAATCTGTCTTTGTCTGATTTACGTACCCCATCCACAATAGTTTCAATTGTTTCAAAAATTTCTTCTATTGTTTCAAGAGGTACATATAACATAGTCTTCAAATCGGCACCGATTGCAGTTAAGAATTCTGAACTAGTTGCGGACTCTGTGTCTATATACACTGCAAGTCCACCTTTCTTTTGTGTTTCTGCCAAGGTGTGTGCTGCTAGCAATGATTTACCCGACGCTTCTAACCCTGTTATTTCGGTAATTCTACCAACAGGAAATCCTCCATTAGGTCGATTAGATATTGCTATGTCTAATGAATCACATCCTGACGATATCCACTCAGTAACATTGCTTGGCGTATCTTCATCGCCTGCAAGAAAGAATGCTGTCTTTAACGCTTGACCTTTAAACTGTTTGTTTATACTCTCGGCCAATGTGTTTGCTAACGCATCTTCCAGTTCGTCCTTACTTTTGCTTTTTTTCTTTGCCATTTAAAGACTCCTACTTGTTAAATAAATCGTTGAATGCTGATGCTACATCTGTTTGCTTTTCTTCGGTTTTGGCTTCTGCTTTTTCCTCAGTTTTTGCAGATGTATCTGTTTTGGTGTTAGATGATGTATCAACGTCTGCACTGTCATCTTCCGGATTCATCCACTCTTTAAGAGCCGTTTCTAACTCTTCATAAGTTGGTTCTGGAAAGATGTCTGTGATTACAGGCTGATTCATAATCTTCTCTGCAATACCTTTATCTTCGGTTGCAGGTGTTGTGTTAGGTTTAACACGAATTGTAGTCTTTGGATATCCTCCGCCTTCTGCAGGAATAAACTCTACGTCAATGTCACGACCATTCATTAAGTCGGTGATATCACCATAGTCTGGATCAGACACAATAGAAAGTAATTCTGTGTAGATCGTTTTACCGAATCCCCAAAATTTGACACCTTCTGCTTCTTTACCGCGAACGATAACAGGAACATAAGTTCTCATTTTAGGTTCAATTTTACGACCCATCAGCCACTCATCTTTGTCTCCAGTCTTCTTGAGTTTTTCTGCAAATTCAACTACCGGGTCTGCATTACCAAATGATACTGGTGATAGCATTGACCTTTTGGCAATGTCATAATGAAAATACAATTCTAGAAATGGATTGTCTTTGCGGTGAACGTAAGGTACAATTCTTACTCTTGTTTTTGGTCCAGCTTCTGGTTTCCAAAGGTTGTTACGACGATCGTCGGTTTTGTTTAATTGGTTAAGTTTTGCCTTGATGGCGTCTAAGTTAAGTCCCATTTAAGTACTCTTTTTTTGTTAAGTTATTAATTTATGTTATTTATTAATTATATATTAGATAATTAAATCGTTAAGTCCAAGTAATTGTTTAATTTTTTTATTGTTTTTTTAGTCACGCATTTTGTCTAAGTTGCTCTTTAATTCTGAAATGAAACGATCATAATTATGTGTTCCATAACTGTCTTCAAGCACCCTAGCAACAGCAAATGCAAGATCTTGATACGTCATTGAGCTATTGATGTTGTTAATTGCATCGTAAATATCTTCAGCTAATTGTTCTCCCGTTGGATTTTCATCCATTTTTGTATAACTATCATCACCACCCATTTTCTTATATTCTTCTTGATCAATTTCTTTTATATTAGATATTTCAGTGTCTGCAGATATACCAACTTCTCCCCGTTGTCTTTGTGCCTCTGCACTATAATATTTACCGTTTACCGACGCAACAACTAGTTGAATGCCATCATATTCATCGACTACTTCCCAATCGCGCGGAGAAATATTTGGTTCTGATTGTTCGTGTATTTTTTGAACATCTTTTAATGTTGGTAATGGTTGTCCAGCTTTACGATCCCAAGCATATCCTTCGAGTAATGGTTTAAGTTTCATGTTATTCTTTTTATTAAAATCCAGGTACTTCATCAAATCCTTGACCGGGGTTTTTTCTTTTTAAATAGTAACCAATCTCTCGGTCATCGATACCATACTGTTTGGCTACTTGTGGATCTTCAATTTCCATATCTTCAATGTTACCGTCTTCATCAAATATCATTTTTAAATCTATGGTAGTTCCGTCTTGTATTAGTATTTCGCAATCTGCTTTAAATTCACTACTCTCTAATCTAGTTTGATCATATGCAGGATTTCCGTCGTCATCCGTTTGATTGGTAGACTCGGCATCTGCTATTAATTCTTGGATACCATCAGTGACTCTGTCTTTTGTTAACAATGTTTCTGGTTTGAATGGTAACCAAACCTGATTGAAATTGGTGCTACCATCAATGCTATTGATAAATATTTGAATTCTTGCTGCATCAGTCATTTCAATGGTATCCGGATCCATTTTAGTATTTTCACCATTATAATCTTCGTATGCATCAATTGAAAATTTAGCTAATGAATCAGGATCGTGTGCTATATAATAAACATCTCGACCTTCATTTCCATGATCGTCTATTACATCGATGGCATCATACTCACCAAAATCAATTACGTATTTCTTTCCATAATATGTAAATGAAGCTACATCTGTTTTGTAGTCAAATTTTACATTTTGTAATGCAGGTTCTTTGGATTGCCGTTTGGATGTTTGTTCTGTTATTAAATCTTTAAGTCGTATCATATTATTACTTTTTGCTTATGGTTTAATTAGCGACTCATACTCGTCTTTACTAATCGCTACAATGTCATTTACATAAGTTAATTCATCATCATCCCCCGAATCATATGTTCCTGTTGCGGAATAATACTTACCGTCTTTTTCGGCAACTATTAAAGTACCTTCATTGTATGGATCATCTTGGACTTTTTCCCAAAAATTATATAAATCCAAGTCTAGATCATATGCTTCGCTTAGATTTTTAGTTCCAAATCTATGCATGTTTTCTCTCAATATATTTTTAAGTCGTATCATGTTATTATCCTATTATATATAATAAATATCAGGTTACCAAGAAATCTTCTTGAAAAATATCAATTCAACAACACGGTAACTGTCGTCGTCTGTTAGTATAAATGAATTTTGATAGTGTGACCAATCTACTTGATATGATTTATCTAGCACTCCGTTGTTAACGCGTCGTATAATTGCGTTGAGAGCATTGACCGTATACAGGGTGTTGGTTTCTTTTTTACGATGTATGCTTATGGTGTTTTGTCCTCTGCGTGTTGTGCTGTCTGCATTGTATGTGCAATACAATTGATCTTGTTGTTCTGCATTGGAAAACACAAATATTCGTTGTTCTGGTATAGTGTAACTTTGTTGTATGTAATCAGTTACAATGTTTAAATCTGATTGATGTGCAAATGTGCATAGTAGTTGTGTTTTCAAATCTCATATCCTTCTGCAGTTAAATTATCATTTTCTCCATCACTCGCTTGACCTTTACTAAAGCTGTTGGATCTGATAAAAATTTTAAAATCTATAGAAAGATTGTTACCAAACTTAAAACTTTTTTTGTATTCACCCGTATCGCCAGTTACTAATGCTGCTATAATATGTTCTTCAAAATCAAAAGTAGATAATCCATCTTGTATTTGTTTACGTAATGTTGTATCAATATTTTGTTTTGTCAATTCATTATGAATTTGTTCTCCAAATGCTAGTCTACGTAACAATACAGAAGAGACTATATATACATCTAAAACATCGTTTCCAAATGCTACAATGTAAAATTTATTAGGATTGTCAGCATACATTGTAGTTTGCAAATTTAAATTAGGTTGCGCACTGCCTTGTGTAGTTTTTACTTCAAATTCTAAATCATCCTGTACGCCGTCTAATCCAGCTGCTTGCCTTTCTATATGTGTAATATCAGCTGAAGTAAATGTTCCATTCATATAAGTAAATATAATAGATTCTTTTTGAATTCCTGACAACGTTGCTTTAGTAGGTACTGGCTTATTGCTGATTTTATATCCAAC